CAATAAAGCGGGATAAGGTAGATCACGATGGTAAATTGAGAATACTGCCTAAAGAACAGATGAAGGTTATATTGGGCGGAGATAGCCCGGATCTTATGGATGCCTTTATGATGAGGGAATATTTTGAACTAAAACCGGTTAGGGTATTTTCAGCCGCAAAATATTAAACTATGTTAGACATTTTCGGGATAAAAAAACTCAAAGCACAGAACCAGCAACTTGCCAACGCTGTGCAATATCTCCAGACATTCAACCGGGCAAAATCAATAGAACAAATCCGAACAATGATATTCCCTAACTGGCAATCAGTTAAGGAAATTGAGGCTTATATAATCTTCGATGATGTTTATTCTGTGGTATCGAGATTAGCAACATCTTCCGCACAGGTTGACTTGGTTTGTTACAATGATACCACAAACGAAGAACTCCCGCCTACTGATCCGATGTGCAAATACATCAAAACGCTTACGCTGGGAGAAAAAGAGATAATGTACATCTGGCTGTATCTCACCGGGGAGGTTTTTATGTTTAAGGATCGTGTACAGTTTGGCCCGGATAAAACGAAATTGAAAACCCCGTTCATGCACCCGTCGTTTATGACGGTCATTTTAAGTGATGTGTTCCCTAACCCTATTATAGGTTACAGATACCAGGACACACAAACAACTTTTACGCTGAATGCCGATGAGGTTATTTATGCAAAATATTTTAACCCAACTACCCGGTATAACGAACGCCACCGGGGCATGTCTCCAATCAAAGCGCTGGCACAGAGGCTAACAAGGCTGCAGGCCAATATGAGTGCGTCGGTATCACAGATGCAGAACGGAGGCGTGCCATCTATTGTGTACGATAAATCGGTGGGTGTTGAACAGCGGTACGGTTCTGGTGGTGTTGCACAGAATAATGAAGTAACGATATCCGGGCAGCATAAAGATAATTTCGCCCGGTTCCTTCGTAACCCGGAAAACAAAGGAGCGCCGTACTTTACGGACGGGGAAATGGGTGTACTACCATTAGGATTATCGCTTGTAGAAATGGATGCGCTTGTTATGGGAGATGTTGACTTTGATAAGATATGTAACGCATACAGCATATCTTCTGTGTTATTCAACAATAAAAAAGCGTCTACTGAAAGCAACGTAAAGGAGATGCGCAAAGACATGTACACAAACGCAATCATTCCTAATGTGATGCGTATGTGCCATGCAATAACCCGTGGTACCGTAGATGTTTTTGGCGAAAACAAATGCTGCAAACCTGATATAAGCAAGATACCGGAACTTCAACAGGATCTTAAATCAAAGGCTGACGGATGGGCTGCATTGCCTGCTATTGTGATAAACGAGATGCGTGTCGCTATGGGTGAAGACGAGTTGACAGATCCGATAGCCGATGCGCTGATAATAAAAACAGGGTATCAACTTGCTGAAGACTTAACGATGTCAGTTGAGCCAATACCAAACACCGGAAATGACTACACAGGAAATTAAAATAATGGTTCATAACGCTATCCCGCTTGATCCAACATGCGAGGTTGCACGAAAAGCGCAGATAGCTGCCAGGGCTGCTGCCAGGGCGCTGATTGAAGAACTTATCCGTGAGGGTCAGCTAAAGCCTTACGAACCACGCACTCAGTTAAAGAATGACACCTACTGAACAACATCAATTTTGGTTGAAATTCCACAGATTTCAGATGCGTTATGAATTGATGTATGCACCACGAATAAATAAAGCGCTTAAGGCGCAGGTACAGCAGTATATTAACAACAAAGATTTGATTTACGTTCGATCTGGCGGTTTATACGTTGTTCTGAATGATCTATACAAAACAACGGGTTCGGCCTGGGCATACAATACCCGCAAGCCGGTTAAAGCAGGGCAGATGGGATTTAGTGAACGTATTGTATCACTTATGCAGCAGTACTTCGGATTTAATCTGCTTAATGATGCTGAAGGTATCACACAAACAACCATAAGACTGATTGGCGAGGTATTATCTGAAGCCGCTATTGAGGGGTGGTCGTTCGATGAGATTGTATCGAAACTGGAGGCACCGGACTTCACAGCAACAAGGGCCAGACTTATAGCCCGTACCGAAACAGTTAACGCCGCAAACGCCGGTAGTATGTTGAATCTAAAATTATCCGGTGCTACAAAGAAAATATGGATATCCGCCAGGGATAGCCGGGTAAGGCCACACCACAAAGAGGTTAACCAGGTGATAATTCCGATAGGCGATAAGTTTAATGTTGGTGGTCAGTTAATGGATCACCCAGGCGATAAAGCAGGCGGCGCAAATGAATGTTGCAACTGCAGGTGTGCGGTTGCCGGAATTGTTTAAGTTATCAATCCTCTTCTAAGGTATGTTGCTACTAATTGCATTGAAGTAGAACAATTACACATCTTCCTGAGTATAAAAATTTTCTTTCGTAAGGCGTCTACGGACATTTGAAAGTGTGTTGCAATTTCCTTTGCAGTATACCCGTCAGCCATCATTTTTACCATTTCGGCGTTAGTCATAGTATAAATTTATACAGTTATTTTGATATGGCAAAATGTTGCCTGCGTTAATGTATAATTTTACGGGTGATGAGCCACCTGTATCTATATAAAGCCGGTCATATTGCAGCATCCATAAAAGATGTTGATGGTAAAAAAGGGATTGTGACCGGGTATTTTTCAGCCTTCAATAACGTAGATTCGGATGGAGATATTATCCGTAAAGGTGCATTTGCAAAATCAATCCAGGAATGGGGGCCGCAATCTTCAACCCCACGTATCAAACATTTGATGAACCATAATAGTTCCCAGCCTTTGGGTAAAATAACCATGTTAGCTGAAGATCAGAAGGGGTTGTCTTATGAATCGCATACCGGCACGCATGCCCTGGGGATGGATTTTGTTAAGATGGTTGAAAGCGGGTTGATAACCGAACACAGTATAGGGTTCCGGACAATGAAGCGCAACCAGTTGCAGGATTATGAGGAATATTTAAAAAATCCGGATAAAGGTTGGTATGAACTTACTGACATAAAACTTTACGAAGGGTCAAGCCTCACGGCGTGGGGGTCAAACCCAAACACACCACTAACCGGGTTAAAGAGTAAGACTATTGAAGAGGTGGTACAATCTTACATTAACCGGCAAAAAAACATTGAAAAATTCTGTGCCAATACAACGGCCACAGACGAAACAATAGAACTCCTTTTGATTGAAAACAAACAATTAACACAGGTTATAATTCAGCTTACAGAGCAGTCTAAAAACGACACTCCACAGGTAGATATAGCCGGTTCAATCAAAGAGGCGTTCGCATCATTTCATAACTCATTAAAAAACTAAAAATGGCAGACGAAAAAGATATTAAGTCGCTCATAGTTGAGCAGCTTGAAGAAACAAAAAAGGCGATTTTAAAAACCGCCGACGAAAACGCCCAAAGCAAAGCAAAGGAAATGCTTGATTTGGCAGAGCAAAAGATTGCGCAGGTAAAAGGATTGCCTGCTGACGTATCACCTGAAGCAGTTAGCAAACTTGCTGCTGACTTCAAAACAATGGTTGATGATTGGGCCGACATGGAGAAGCTGGTTAAGGCTGGCCGATTCGCTGCTCCCGGTACGCAAGGAAAAACCTTCAACGAGGCTTTACCTATCGCCATGAAGGAAAACGCCGACAAGATTAAAAACCTGAAAAAAGGCGAAGGTGTTACCGTTGAACTCAAAGACATGACCTTTGGCAACGCCTTTACTTCAGCCGGTGCCAGCGTAACGTACGTTCGCCCCGGTATCATTGAACTTCCTAAACGTAAGCTGCATATCCGGGAATTGCTTCAGGGCGGCGGAATGGGGGCAAACAGTACGTTTGATTACGTTAAGGAGATAACCGGAACCGGCTCAATAGCAAATGCCGCTGAGGGTGCAACAAAAGCACAGTTTGGCCTTAAGTTGCAGGAATCCAGCGTTTACGCTGAGTGGATTGCCGGTTTTATGGTTATGTCAGTGAACCTGCTTGATGACGTTGAAGGCATGACAACATTCCTGCAGTCACGTTTACCTGAAAAGCTGATGAGGGCCGAAGACGATCAGATACTTAACGGTAACGGCGTACGCCCTAATCTGCTGGGATTGCAGTCTGTTGGTAACTATACCGCTGCCGCCGCTGCTGCTGTAAACAGGGCTGAAACGCTGGTTCAGGCTATTGCACAACTCGAAAACCTGGATCGTGAAGCAAACGGTATACTGATCAGTCCATCCGATTGGTACACATTGTGGCTGTACAAAGGATCGACTTCAGGTGATTACACACTGCCTGTAAACCTGGTTGAAAAGATCGGTGGTCAGATGTTTATTGCCGGCGTTCCTGTATTCAGGTCAACCGCACAGGCATTCTCTGACTTCCTGGTAGGCGATTGGGTGCTTGGTGCAAACCTGATCACCCGTGAGCCTGCAAGGGTTGAGTTCTTCAGGGAAGACGGTACAAACGTAAGGTCAAACCAGGTTACCGTAAGGATCGAAGAAAGGGTAGCGCTGCCTGTTTATGGCAACGACTACTTCATTTACGGCAACTTTGATGTTGTTTCGTAAGCGTTGGTTTAATGAATAATAAAGGCCCTGTCCGATTTTGGGCAGGGCTATTTTAATTATACAACATGGATTTCAGAGCAAATGAAGATCAATATTGGCGTTACAGGGGTTACGATGCCAATATAGCACAAGGGCTGTATAATGGCTGCACAAATGTTGTGTTCAGCGGTGAAGGTTCTGAGTCGGTAACACTCCCTGAAGTGCTGGCATGGGGTAAGATAGATCAGAACGTGGATAATGCTTTGCTGACGGCCCTTATTACCACAGCCCGGATCATGTGTGAGCAGTACACCAATACTTCAATAATAACCCGTACAGTTGCAGCAGATATCCATAATGTGAACGGTGGGTTTATATTGCCTTACGGACCTGTTACAAATACGCCTACGGCTGTGGATTGTCAAGGAACGGCACTGACGCTGGTTTGGAATTTCAGCCAGATACAAACGCCGTATGGCCGCATGACAGTTACATACACGGCTGGTTTTACAACAGTGCCGGAGGTTTATAAGACAGCTATCATGCAGCAGGTTTTATTCCTGTATGAGAACCGGGGGGATGAGACAGCAAAAATGTCCCCGGTTGCATGCACATTGCTTAACCCGTTAATCCGGCAAAAGTAATGGCACCATCACCTATTGGTAAAATGAACCGGTACCCGACGTTTTACAACGAGCCGGATTTTACGCAAGATGCGGGTGGTGGCGTTACTCAGGTAGAAACAGAACGCTGGCAGACATGGGCTGAAATACAGGACAGATCGGGCAGTTCATATACAGCGCAGGCAACCGATCTAACAAGATATGACCTGCGTGTGAGGGTGAGGTACGACAGCCGGTTTTCATCAAAGACAACCATGATTTATGAAGGGCAGGTTTGCACTTGCAATTCGGTTGTTATTGAATCGGAAGGTAAAAAAAGATTTATGGTTTTACAATACACAAGGACAGAGACATGGGTGGATCTTTCGTAAAAATAGAAGGCCTGGATAAAACGCTTGCCCGGTTCGATATGAAAAAATACGAACCACAGGTACAGACATGCTTTAATAATTTCGGCATACGGGTAGAGGCTGCCGCAAAACAGGCTGCCCCGGTTGATGAAGGACATTTAAAGGGTGCGATATTCCAGCAGTCTTCCCGTCTGGCAAGTACGTTCGGATGCTCTGTAAACTACGCCAGCTATGTGGAGTTCGGTACCCGGAAGTACGCATCCGAAACGGTATCTAAACTACCGGCTGACTGGCAGGCGTTTGCAGCCAGCACAAAGGGCAAAGGCGGTGGTACGTTTAAAGAATTTGTTGAAAGGCTTGTTGGGTGGGTTCACCGCAAAGGGCTTGGTACCGGGTATGCCGGGCCTATAGGCGTAGCGGGTACCTACAGCGTTAAATCACGCAGTCGTACAGGGAGTAAGACCACACAGGCAGCACAGGACAGACAGGCTGCGTATGCCATTGCACTTACAATACTCAGGAACGGCGTTAAGGCCCAGCCGTTTTTATACCCGGCTTACAATAAGTACAAAGACCAGTTGTTAAAAGACCTGAACGATATTAAAATATGATTGATATAAACTACAGTCTTCGGATCGCTTACTTTTCAGCGCTTAATCATTGCGTTGAAGGTGTACCGGCATTTTACCAGGCTGTACCGGGTACCATCTCGCCGGATCAGTATATTGTCTTCAGGTCAATAACCAATACAGACGCATCAACATGTAATACCAGCGATACCAATACACAAATCACCGTAGAGATACATACGTTTACAGATGGCAGTAATAGTGGACTTTCCGCTGACCTGGTTGCAAGGGAGGTTTTTAACCGGATATTACCAAACCCATCCGGCGTATTGGATATTGACGGGGCACAGATAGTGAGTACAAGGCTTTTAAATGATGTAGTACAGGATGCGGTTACCGAAGGGAATCGAACGTACATAAGCCGGTATTTGACGTTCGGGCATAAGATTTTTCACCGTTCAGATATTTCTTAAAATATGCAACCCGGTTGCAAATATTGTTTAACTTTATAAAAAAAACACAATGGCAGAGCATAAAATTAATGGTACCGATGTACTCCTGTTTATAGGACTTGATGGGGTTACCTATGAAACGGTTGTATGCCTTACTTCACAAAGCGTTACCCGAACTACAAACGAGATCGACGCAAAATCGAAATGTGGCCCGGATAAACTTGCCGGTACACAAGATAATGGCGTTACGTTTGAGGGTCAGGTAATGGCAGACCCAAGCAGCGGCAAGACATCAACCGATGAACTCGATGATCACTGGCGTGAGAAGACAACCATTTATTGGAAGGTTGGTAAAGCCGTGCCGATAGTTGGAGATGTTACTTACTATGGTACCGGGTTTATCAGTAAACTGGATGAAGTTTTTGCGCAAGATGCTATTGCAACATTCAGTGGCGCAATCGGGGTGTATGGTACAATAAGCAAAACCACAGCAACATCTTAACATGAGTTATATACAGGTTGAAATCGGAGGCAAGCTGCGTGGTTTAAAATTTAACCAGGGCGCAATAATGTGGATGCAGGATAAGGTTGACCCGACGAACTTTGAAGCCACCACAGGGTATGCTATTGTGTGGGGTGGGTTAAGAGCGAATTGTTATGTGAAGGGAGATGAGTTTGGTGAATATATAGAACAAGTAGATGATGCCGATAAAAAGGTACCTAAGTTTGTGCCATATACCTTTGAGCAGGTTTGCGATTGGGTGGATGCGTTGCCGCTGGAAATAAACAAACTCATCACAGAATGTTTTCAGGAATCTGAGGCTTGGAGAAAAAGGTTGGCATCCGTTGAAGATAGTGATAAAAAAAAATTATCACCGGAGCCGAGTACAGAGCCGAGTGCTTCAGAATTGCAGGCAAGTTAGGCTGGACAGAAAGAGATTTATTAATAAGTAGCCCGGAATCGTTTCATTATGCGGTCGAGGGCTATTTGAATAAAGAGCAGGAGCATAGCAGGCTTATCCGGTTGCAGACATATTGTATCGTGTCTGCGTTTGGGGCTAAGCTGGAAGGCGGCGCTAAGATAAGGCCGGAGGATCTGTGGCAATTACCGGGAGATGAAAAGCGTGAGCAGAATAAGTTTGTTTGGGGTAGCCCTGAAGAAGCCAGGGAGTTTATTAAAAAGATCGAAAAAGCACACGGAATAAAATTGAAATGAGCGATATTAAACTTGTCATAGGGGCAGATGCGACGCAGGCAGAGGCTGCTTTAAAAAGAGTGCAGGGAGAACTTGGTAAAACTGCATCTGTTGCAAACCAATCAAATACGGCCATAGGAGGCATGGCCTCTAAATTTTCTCAATTAGGGTCTACGTTGCTATCTGGTGGAGTTGTTACAGGCATCGCATTACTTGGGGCTGGTTTAATAGAACTGGATAAAGCAATGTTTGCTATATCAAAAGAGCAACAGATGCTTAACGATGTTATGGCTGAAGCCAAAAGCGCATACGTTAAAGCAACGCTGGAAGTTTCAAATTTAAAGCAGGCATTTAGTGACGCAAGGCAAGGCGTTATTTCAAAGGAAGAGGCACTGAAGCTGTACAACACCACCATAGGTAAAACAATAGGACAAACAAAAGACCTTGATGAAGCTGAATACAATCTGGCCGCACAAGCAGAGAACTACATCAAATTTACGTTACTTAAAGCCGCTGCAAATATCGCTTTAGGTAAAGCTGCAGAGGCGGCGTTCAGGGCAGAGCAGGAAAGGTTCAAAGGAGTACAAAAAGAAAGTCTGCTTCAAAAGTTGCTTATAGGCACGCCCGTTGGTACAAACCTGGAAGAAGTAAGGCAAAAGAAAATAAACGATGCTATAAAGGAAGAGAACCAGTTTAAGGAGATTGCAAACTCACTTCAATCACAAGCAAACCAGTTTGGATTTGACTACAACGCCATATCTGAAAAAGAAGTTAAGATTAGGAAAGAGCGCATCAAAGCTATCAAAGAAGAGGTAGCGGCTTCACGTGTTGCTGCCATCGGGAATATAAAACCATTTGAACCAAAACTCCGTGGCGATCTTCAAACCATATTTTTACAGGACGTTATTTTAAAGCCGTCGTTTAAGATTGAGATAAGTGATGCAGACAGGAAGCGTATAGCAGAAGGATTGCAGAAGTTGTTTGACATTGCAAGGATAGAGCAGTTATCTGAAGATTTTGCTAACCAGTTACGGAATGTTGTTCAGTCAACTATCCAGGATACTATAACCGGTGTTGCTGATGCCGCTGCTGCTGCGTTATCAGGTGGAAGGGATGTTATACCTAACTTATTCGGTGGATTAATGAACAACCTGGGCCAGCAAATACAGGACTTGGGCAAGTTCTTAATAAAATCTGCTATCACGATAAAGGTCGCAAAAGAGGCGTTTCAGAAACTACTTGCAAACCCGGTGGCTGCGGCTATTGTTGGTATAGGGCTGGTTGCCTTAGGTGCTTTATTGAAACAACAGGCATCTAAACAATACAAAGGCTTCGCTTCCGGTACAACCGGAATACCAGAGGACGGGTTCTTTGATGTTGGCGAACGTGGCCGTGAGCGCATATTCTTACCGAGGGGAACAAGGGTGCAACCTAATAACGAACTACAGGCAAGTGGGATGGGAGGGATAACACTGATGCCGAGTATTCAGTACAGCGGCGATGGATTCAGGATCATGCTTAACAAGGTTGATGCACAATGGAGACGCAACAACTAAAAACCCCGGCTGTAAAACCGGGGAACGTGTTTGCGAAAATCCAATGTGGTTACATAATATGAGTTTAGTTAATAAGCTACAAGATACAAAAAAGCCTTGTAGAAACAAGGCTCGGTTTTCTGGTTAATATACTGTATGAGAAATAATACGCTAAGATAATAAAAAACCCGGAATGTAGAAACAATCCGGGTTCGTCCCCAAGTAAACAATATGAAAAAATAACTGCTGAGGGTACTAAGATATGCCATACGGATTAAAATACCAAACACAATTTACCAGCCAATCGGATGCCAATAACCCGGAGCAGGATTATACCCTGCAATTTTTATATAAAGACTATACCGGCGAAGTAGCCACATTAACCGGGGGTGCTACCACCTGCTTGCAAAAATGTACCGTTGATGAACCAAACGCACCGATAAAAGGTCAATCCCTTGACATTACGCTGGTTAACGAGGGCAACATACCGATAAGCAGCTTTTTCAGTGAAGACGATGATGGCATACAGGTTAAGTTGCTGGATAGTTCAGGCAATATAAAATTTATAGGGTTCCTGGTGCAGGATGATTTTTATGAAGGCATGGTGGATTACGGCCATGATATAAACCTGTCGGCTAACGACGGGCTTGGGCTGCTCAAAGGGGTTATCCTATCTGAAGCCGATGTTCGTAGATCTTTTTACGCTGTACGCCGCACAAACGGGGTTGATACAGTTGTTTATGTGTACGTTGCTTCTGATGCTTTCTATCCACAAGCGGGCGATGACATTGAGTTCCTGGGAACGGTTTATACCATAGCCACGGCGGTATTTGAAACAACGGTTATTAGTGGCATAGGCTACAACTGGACAATAACGCTAACGACTTCAACAGGCGGCATTGCTTACGGTGATGAGTACATATTCTTAACAGGCGAGGTAAACCTGCTACAACGAAACAGTATCCTTTCAATAGTTGCTTTATGCCTGGGCGAAACGAACCTTCCGCTGA